GAAAGAGCAAAGAATTTAAAAGAGGAACAGGAATCGTTAAACAAACAAATGAACGATGAAAAATCTAGTTTTTTATTCATGATTGAATCGCTGAAAAAAACTAACGCCGGATCAAAAGAGCGTAGTACGTTAATTTCGGAAATAAACAGTAAATACGGTACTACGTTAACCAATATGAACAACGAATTAGCGTTCCAAAAACAATTAAATGTCGCATCGGCAGAATGGTTAAAAAATCAGGAGGCTAAGTATAAATTACAAGCGAATGAGAAAAAATTCGTCGCATTAATGGAGGAGGAACAAAAAATTAATGAGAATATCGCTAAAATCGAAGAGGGACGTAAAAAATTTACGCCACAGGTTACAGCCGTAGGCGCAACTGGAATTCAGCGAGCGTCGCAACAACAGGCAATTGATAAAAGAGCCGCCGAAAATAAGGCGAGACTCGATGCGGAAATTAAAAAGGGAAAACAGCGTCTAGCACAAATTCAAGTTGAAAAACAATCGATTTCGACGGTTGCGGCTGGTCAATCAGTTTTAGCAGTTGCAAACGACAAGGTAACCAAAAGTAACGGAGCGTTAAGCAAATCTACCGTGCAAGTTACAACGACTTTCGAAGAATTAAACAAAGAACAATCTCGAGCCTTAGAATTATTGCAACAGTTATCGGAACAAAGGCAAACAAAACAATTAGAGGAACAACAACGCGCAATTGATTATGCGTTAACTGAGGAAATTAAAAGAATAGAGGCTGGCGGTAGTGCGCAGGTTGATGCGTTAGAAAAAATCGTTTATCAACGCTTTGAAATGGAACGGCAATTTTCACAGGAAAAATTATTATACGATATCGAACAGATACAAATTAATTATGAATTACAAAAAAAGGCAAGACAAAAAAGATTGGATGACGAAAAGGCGGATTTAGAAAAAGCGGCAAAAAAAGAAATAACAGATAAAGCACTATTGCGAAAAAAATTAAATGAAATCGATAAAAATTATCAAATAAGACAGGCGGAATTAAATCAACAGGAAATAGATTTATACGCCGATGTTCAATTAGAAAAAGAGGTAAAAAAAGGCGAATTTGCAAAGCGAAGCGTTCAAATATCGGAAATCGAAGGAAATGAAATTAATCGAGTTAATGATGCGGTTTTCGATGCTGAATCTAAACGTATTGAAAAGTTAGGCGAAAAAGAAAACGAAACTGGCGAAAAAGATTTAGAGGCGTTGAAAAAACGCGAAGAGGAAAAGCGAGCAATCGTTGAACAAACTGCTGAAATATTTACCAAACAAAGCGAAAAAAGAGTCGAGCAAATCGAAAAAGAAATGGCAAAAGCGCAGGAACAATTAGACCATTATAAAGAACTTGCAGCGTCTGGTAATATTAATGCGCAACAATCGTTAGCGCAACAGCAAAAAATTATCGATGAGGCAAACAGAAAAAAGGAACAAGAATTACAAAGGCAACAACGTATTAAATTAGCGGAATCGGTTTATTCTACGTATTCGCAAAAGGTGGAATCTGGCAGTAAAAATCCGTTAGCGGAAACGATCAGAGATACGACGTTATTACAGCAGTTTATAAATTCGTTACCTGCATTTATGGAGGGTACGGAAGACACTGGAACAAACGGCAAAGGGGTTGACGGTAAAGGCGGTTTTCAAGCGATTTTGCACCCCAACGAACGTGTGATTCCAAAACATTTAAACGAACAAATTGGATCAATTAGTAACGTGGATTTAGCGAGGATCGCACAGGAATACAAAAACGGCAAAATCGTGGAGGGCGGAAAACAAACAAAATCGGCACTGGAATTTGCGTTATTAGTGAATGAATTACAGGAATTAAAATCGGTAATCCAGAACAAACCAGAAACGAATATCGAATTAGGACAAATTACAAATAGCGTTATGGAAATAGTACAAAGCCGTAAACAAGGCAATTCCGTGACGTATAATCGATTTAAAGTACGCAAATGATACATTACCTTAACAACATAGAAATAACGCCGAGAAATCGGCTAGAAATCGGTGTCGTCTCAGATTTTAGCGGTAATCCAGAGATTTTATCGCTTAATACTGATTCGATTATTTTACCAAGGGAGGCAAAAGATATTATCGAGGCGCATATTCAAAACGTTGGAATCTTTGAGGGTATTCCGTATAAGGTAACGATGGAGGGCGGTGTATCTTTGGAGTATTACGTCGACTTTACCGAGGAATTTAAAGTGCGACAGCACGAGGTCGAAATCAAAATTAAAAGGCGACAATTTTTGGACGATTTTAGGTCGAAAGCGGATGGGACGTCGTTCGAATACATGGTTGCGCAGGGGGTTAATTTTCAGTCGTATGGCGTTCCTTATTTTATCGTAAAAGATAATCAACTTGAACAGGTTTTGCAGTTGGGAATCGCTACATACATGATGACAAAAGAATTAATTCAGGCAATAAAAGACACGTCGCAAGCGATTGCGGATGTAACTGAGGCAGCCATACCGGTTGGTATTCCGCCTGCGCCTAATTTTGGTGCGATTTTACGAGCAAGTTTAAAGGCAGCGGCTCAAATAATATATACGGCTGCGGTATTGGTTGCGGTTATTAAATTAGGAACGACGATACTTTTTACAATGTTTCCGCCTAAAAAAACGTTAAATGGAATTACGTTTAATGAATTATTAAAAAAATCGTGCGCTTTTCTAGGGTATAATTACGTTAAAGGAACTATTTCGGATAAGTGGGTTTTATGTCCGGTACCATTAACAAAGGATAACGGCAGTATTTTTTACGATGCGATTCAAAATTTATTTAATCCATTTAACAAATGGTATCCGTCCAGTAGCGATACAACGCCTACGTTAGGCTCATTTATTCAGGCGTTAGAAACAATGTTTAACGCCAGATTATTTGTAATTAATAATACGGTAAGGATCGAGCGTCGTGACTGGTTACAGAATCAATCGCCGAACCAGATTTTACCCGCGTTAAGTATTCAGGGCGAACGAGACGATGAATATTCGTTTGCGGTGACCAGTGGCGAGGTTTGGAAGCGATATTATATAAAATACCAAACTGATTTTAGCGATTTGCACACGTTAGAGGGTGACGTTTACGGGGCGCATAATTGTGAATACGCTACCGAACCTGCGTTTCCAGTAACGAATAATGATATGGTATTGATTAAGGGATTAAATGAGGTCAATATACCGTTTGCGTTAGCGAGTAGAAAGGGGCGATTAACAATCGTTGAATTATTAGCAAAGGGATTGCTAGCGATTGTCGATGGGGTTACTGGAATATTCGGAGGGGGTACGAGTTTTGTGGCTCAAATAAACAGCCGTAAGGATTCAATGCAAATTTCGCAACAGTTTTTTTCGGTGACAAAGGTTTTATATTCGGAACTTGGCGCATGGTCAACGGTTAATTACGTACAGGCGCCCGATTATTTAGATTATTGCAGTGCCGAGGCTCTTTGGAATCAATACCATTATATTAATTCTATCGATCAAAACGATTGGATTATAAAAGAAAACGTTCGGGTGCGATTAACAGCGCAAGATTTCGTAACTTTATTATCAAATAATTTCGCTTTAATTAATTCGGTTGTTTGTGAAATATTAAAAATCGAATGGATTGACGAAAAAAGTTTTGCGCAAATTACGTACCGGCAAAGGGGTTCGTGGGCAAGCGGTAAGACATACGTATTACAAATTGATTAAATAAATAAAATGGACATTAATATTTACGTTGAAGCAATAACGCAAAATCTGGAAAAATTGTTAAATGAAAACGAAAAAATGTTGGCGCTTTTATCGGAACAGGATCCGGAAAAAGCCGACCAGATTATGCGAGATATTCGCGAAACAATGGCAGCGGTAAAAAGTAACGATATTAACCGAATAAATCAAATCCTCGAAAGATATGCCAATAACGTTAACAAATAGAAATTATTTAGACGCGTATGGTAATGCGTTAACGTATTACAGGGCAAACGCTGGCGACTTGCAAAGGGCTACGTTTACTTTGGTGGAAAGTATTAGCGTTCAATCGTCAATAACGGTACAGTTAACGTTAAATATTCCGATGTACGAAATTACATGGCTAGGAGGTTCGTTTCAGGACGAAGGTTTTCGAGCGGGTGACGTAATTAGCGTTTTAATTTACGATAGTGGTGGGGCGTTAATTAACAGTTATTCCGCCAATGTTGTTTGGGTTAACGGAAATACGTTTAAAATCAGTACGTTATTAGGCTGGTACGATGCTACGGCAGGGGAAAGCGTAATAATTGGCGTTACTTCTAGACGTAGAGAGGGGGTAAAGTTGGCATTAAACCACGTACAGAATGGAGCGGTCGGAAATTCATTAAGTTTAATCGATGCCGAGGCGACACAAATGACGTTCGATTTAACTGGTTCGAGTCCGTTTACCGGGGTAAAAGTGGCAAAACAAAGCGGGCAGTTCGATTATACGGCGGCTTTAACGCTTATTAGTACAACGGGCATATATAATACCTATTCGTTAACTATTGACGTCGTACAGAGCGGTATTTACGATTCTGCGTGGTTTTCCTCGAACAACTGTTTAAAATTGTATGTCGAACTAGCGTGGCAAAGTTTACTCGGCGAACCATATGCGAACACTAAAACGATAATAAGTGAGGACGCCAATACTGGTTGGTTTGACGAGCCGTATAATTTGGACGTTTTAGACGCTACGTTGATTCAGGGAATCAATCAAATTTACTTCGACCAGCCTACAACGGCACAGGTTGTCGTGGATTGCGCTAGTTTAGATTACGCATTCGGATTTTCCTACGTTCCACAGGACGATACGTACTATAAAAATCAGTTCGATAATCAAAGTACGTTATCTGGGTTGTTACCGAGTACGGTTATGACCATAGGAGGAACTGAAACAGGCGCAACGTTACCGAATGGGGGTTACATGGATATAACGCTCGTTAATGCGGTTCAGGCTGGTACGGTTTGGACGTTCGATTTAACGTTTACGCCGAGTACTGGATTCGCTAATTTTATGCTAAGTAAAGCCGATGCCGATAGGTTGTTTTACGTGTGGGTTAAAATAGGAAATCTAAATTTATTAGTTTTTAGTCAATTACTTAGCGAGAACGTACCAGTCGGAGGTCCGATTACTATGTTAGCGCAGGATTTTACGGATCATTCGCAGAACGTAACCACAGGAACTGGCACCGAAATAACATACGAGGCAAATGTCGAGGACGATTTAGGTTTTTATGGAGCGTTTAGGATTCCAGAAAACGAGAATTGCGAGAGTTTTACGGCTATTTTACAGGCGTATAATCCAATGACGAACGAAAGTTTTGATTTACAAACGGCGTTTTTCAGTTTTGCTTCGATTCCTATGGTAGCGGGTAAATATGTACTAAATCAATCCGTACCGTTGTTCACTTCATTCGATAGTAATTCGGCTAAAATATCGTCGATATTCAAATTAAATTCGACCTACGATACGACTGGCGAATACGGAGTCGATATATTTTTTCCGTTCCTTTATAGATGGGAATACTGGTTACAACAGTTAAACGCAGATGCTGATTTTTATCCTAACCAACAAACAAAAAACTACGTACCATACGGGACGACTACGCCTTGGACGTTACGGGTTCGTCTGGAGTTAATTAAAGAGGGGTTACTATTTTATAACGATAATACGGTTGTAATTAAGGATTACGATTCGGATCCGACAATCGACCAGACGATAAATTTATTCGTTGAATCGACAAACCAAAACGTTAACGTAATTGTCGAAGGCGAATTAATGCGAATTGAATGTACGCACACGTTGAACGATGGCACGTTTTGGGTGCCGTTAGCGCAGTGGGGAATGATTACAGTCGAACCGTATGAAAATTCGCCTCGTTGGTGGTGTTCTACGGCGGTGCCGTTTGACGGAAATGGATTGAATCCGCTAACGCCGTTAACTGGATCGTTGTGCGATGTTAGTTATCCGAACTTTAATCAGGTCAAATTAACGTGTTATTTTGATCCGAGTAAAATTAATTTACAAAATGGCGTTAAATTTACGTCAAAAATTAAAGGCTGTACGACGTCAATTCGTCCAAAATTTAAATACACTACGTCAGGAAAAATTAAACAAACGACGTCGGGTGGATTAAAAGAAATGAGTTAAAAAATAAAATATAAATAAAATGGCTAACGAAATACATAATTACCCGCTGGAAATCTACACGATAGGCAATAACGATTTTTTGGACGTTGATTACTTCAACGGTGTGGGTTACGATTCGGCAAAAATACTCGGCTCAAATTTAAAGGCGAGCGTTAAGAGTGGAATTTATACGATGATTTCACCGAGTACGTACGTAACAGGTACGGCAGAGCAGTCAATTATCGACGGCAGTTCTTTGGGATCGCTAAGCGTACCGGCTAACGGTTTTCAGGTTGGGGATACGTTTCGATTAACTATGCGTGGATATATCGGCGCTCACAATAACGATACGTTAACTATAAATCTTTACACTAACGGAACGACTTTGCTAACTTCTACGGGGCCGATAACGATGCCGACGATAGGTTACAAAGCATTCGAATTAATTGTCGATTTTGTAATCAATGCGGTTGGCGGTCCAATGGTTGCAGGGGTTACCGTTGCGGGTGGATTCAGTTACAATAAAGATTCGGCAAACATTTACGAAGGTCAGGATTTTGTAGGGGTAAATAATTTTTCATTCGATACAACGATTCCAAATGTTCTAGATGTAAAGGCGCAATTTAACAGTTCAAATCCGAGTAATTTTATCCAGTCGTATATTGGAATACTTGAAAAAACATACTAACGATGTGTGATTGTATACGTATATCGGTTACTGTTGATTCGGATAATCAAAGTTTTGATTTAGGTTACGCTGGTCAATATGACGGGCGTAATTACTGGTCATTTTTATACGGGTCAACGACTTATTTTGTTTACTGGTCAAGCGCTTCGACAGCGTGGATTATTAGCGATGTTTTGGGATCGACTAGCCCGACGAATATTTGGGCTGAAATGCCTGGCGATTATCCATGTCCGATAAATATTTATAATATTTGGATTGTTAATTTATTGCACCCCTACGGAAATGCCGAATTTTATTCCGAAGAAATAGAATGTCCAGAAATTTGCGGGCGCGAGGACCGTATGTTTTGGAAATTTGACGCGATTAAAATACCGAAAGATTTTAGCGAACCGAATCGCGGACTCGATGAATGTTGCTGCGAGTGGTTAGTTTTGGGTTCGTCTGGCTCATCGTGGGAAAACGATAAAACGTCGGCATGGATTAAACTATCGAGCGGATTGGATACGCATACTTTTAAGTTATTTAAAAATGGAAATCCGACAACGTATACGTTAACGTCTTTACCTTTACCAGAGGAACCGAACGGGTTTTATTGTACGGTAAATTGGTACGATGTTTTATTATCAGATGGTCCGGGTTGTTACTCTTTAAAAATACAGTATAATATTAGTGGTATTCAGGCTGTATTAAATTGGGGTAATTATAAATTAAAGCCGTTTACGGTTAATAACGCAAAGGGAACGGCAAGAATCAGAGCGGTATTTAATGGACGTCAAGAAGCGGAACAAATAAATTTTACGAATGCGGATGTTGTATCGGATATTCGATTCAGTGGATTTATCGGCAAGCGCCAGCCTAACATGGAAATCGATAATATTATTTACGGTAATCGTGAAATGAAACGAGTAATACGTGAGAATTTATATACCTATGAAATAGGTACGGATCCGTTACAGGAATGTTTTATAAAACCAATGATCGAAACGTATTTGCTTAGTGAAAATCAATTATACATTTCGGATTATAACGTAGGAAATCATTCGTATCGTTATACTGATTTGCCGGTAATTGTGGCGGAATCGCCAGAAATAGAATATTACGATTTTAGTAGGTTGGCGAAATTAACGTGTAAAGTCGGTGACAAGTTTAAAACGCAACGTACTTATTACTAACTTTAATAAAAAAAACATGACGAATAATTTTATACAAATAGAGGAAAAAGGTAATTACTTTGTAATTACGACAGGCTGGAACGATTTGTTAAATACGACTAGAAATTACACGGGGCAGTACGATTTTCCAAAAGAAAATACTTCGGTTAATGGCATTAAAAGAATAACGCCGTTTGGAGTCGAAAACAACGGATTGACGATTGTTAATGAAAACACGAATAAAAAAATATCAATCCAAAGAACAATTAACACAACGACAACGGACGATATGCCAGTTCAAATCGATAACGAATTTTATTTATTTGGCGAATCAGTAACGTTCGATATGTTATTAGATTGGTTGTTTCAATTCACGGGAGTAACAACGTTAACGACAAGATAATGAAAGGAATCGAAAATTTTTGGGATGTTGCGGCAATGGGGTTCGGCATGATCGGAGCGCTATTAAAAGGAATAAAGAAACGATTTAATTGGGGTTCGATTGTTTTATCGATGTTAGTGGCTGGAATACTAACGTATTCGGTTACTGGAATAATTGCATTTTTTTATAACGATGTTGATCCAAAAATAATCGTATTAATATCTTTTATCGTTGGTTGGGTTGCCAACGAATTAACTGAGGTAATGGACGAATTCGTCGGGGATTTATACGAGATTTTTATAAACTGGTTAAAGCGTAAATATAATGGCGGCAAATGATTCAATCGATACGTTAAATTTTAACGATACTACGGTAGTGGTAATTTACCACGATACCGATGTTCAGGAAATACCAGATTCGGTACTCGTTCAGGAAATACAAAAACGCGGGGACGATTTGGAAAAATATTTACACGGTCAAAACTACGGTTCGGCACTTGTTAGTTTTTTACTTTTGGCGTTTGTTGTTTATGCTGTAATTAAAAAAAAGCGTAATAAAAATGGTTAGAAAATATACGGACAAAGAGTTACTCGATCGAGTTAAAACTTTACCATCGTTTCACAGAATACCCGAAAATTTATGGATTTTAGGCGTTAGAAGCAACGAAGATTTAACAGATATTTACGATGATAAATTTTACATTTACAGAGGCGAAAGATTTGTAATGATGTTAACGGGTACGACGAATCCGGGCCGAGCAATTTTACAAGGCGGATTTAAAGCGTATAACCCAGATGGCGCTGCGGTAGTTAAGGCCGACGAATGGTATTACGGCGTTTGGAGGTATGGACGTCATAAAAATAAAATGAAGGCTTTGGTTCAAATTGGCGCACCAATTAAAATTTTTCGAGACGGTGACGGCGATGGAAAATCGGAGGAACTGGGTAAATTTATCAGTGGGTTTTTTGGTATTAATTTTCATGCAAATACTTACGACATGGAAAATACGACAATAAAAGAAAAAATCGGAGGATGGTCAGCGGGTTGTCAAGTGATAAATAATACGCCAAAATACGTAGAGGCGATGCGACATTTTTCCAGTGAGTCGGGAAAAAGTTTTTCGTTTTGTTTGATTAATGAATTTTAATCGGTAACTTCGCTTCGCGTTTCTTATCATTTTTTGGTTGCGGTACGGCACTTTTCACGGGGTGCCGTACTTTTTTTTAGCCTATTTTTATTTTTTTTTTAGAAAAATCGATATTTTTTTAATTCAATTTTAAGCGCTTTTTTCGGCGATTTAAGCGACTTTCGTTCGCTACGGTATCTACATATTAAAAATTTGAGAACGACGGAACGCTGTGTGGGCGGGGTTTGTAGCGGTACCTATTTTTTGCCGTTGGTAGTCGCAATTTGCGTCATGATGTAATTTTTTTATGTGGTCGCTTGTTATATTGAAATTAACTTATACCTTTGTCAACGTAACCAATAAAAAATAACGTGATGACTAAAAAAATGAGAATCGAAAAATTGAGAAATCAATTAAACAAAGCAACGGAGCAGTACGGATTTAATGATAACCGTACGATCCAGATTAGAATTAAACTTTTTAACCTTTTAAATTTTTAATATGAAAACGTTAGCCGAACTCGACCAAAAAATATGCGATGCGATGAATATAAAAATCGAGGATTACAATCGCATGACAATTTCCGAGCAAAAAAAAGTCGGGCAAAAATATATGAAATTGATTTTTAAATTAAATACCAGAAAAAAATAAAAGCCATGAAAACAATTAAAAAATACGAATTAAAAGTAAACAAAACAGAAATCGCAGAATCTAAGATTTCGAACAGCGAGGACGCATACAATTATATTAGGGGATTTTACGGAGACGATATACATATTTACGAATCGAGTTTTATTTTGTTATTGAATAGAGCGAATACGGTTGTGGGATACGCTAAAATTAGTCAAGGCGGAGTCGCTGGTACGATTATCGATTTTAAGATAGTTTTAAAGTACGTAATCGACTCACTGGCTAGCGGGTTTATTATGGCGCATAATCACCCGAGCGGTAATATGACGGCAAGCGTGGAGGATAATAAATTTACGGAACGGTTAAAACATATTTGTTCGTATCTGGATTGCACGTTTTTAGATCACATAATCGTCGGCGATACGACTTATTATTCCTATTCTGATAACGGTAAATTGTAATCAACGAAAAAAATATTTTCAATAACGCTTGTTATATTGAAATTAATTTTTACCTTTGTGAGGTAATCAATTAAATAATTAAAAAAACGCTATGAAAACACGAGACGAGATTTTAGAAATCATTAAAAATTACGAGCAGGAATTACGCGAAACAATGCAAGAAAATATCGATGCGTTTGGATATTTAGACGAAGATACGGTACGTAGCATGACGCAATTTTTTGTTATCGAGGAACTGTTGACGAGATTAAATTTAAACAACGATTAAAACTTAGAAAAAATGAAAGGATTTGAAACAATTAACCAGATTGAATTTTTAGGATTAGAGCGAATCACAAAAGAATATTACGAGCATTTTTCTATGCTGGACGTTAAATCGTTAATAACAGACGATGAATTTATTAAACTTAGTTTTGTTAATTCACCTTTGGAAATTCAATACGATTTACGATTACGGGAAATTCAATATCAAATGCAAGACGGTAAATTTATTAATATTTATTCGAGACGAAGCAAAGTCGTGCCGGAATGCTGTGACGATTTTTATATCGATTTTTTTGATTTTAGCAATCAATTCGTTGAGGTTATTGGCGATGAAAAAATTTATCGATTTAATTACGATTTTGAGGTCGAAAGGGATTTAGCGGAAGTTGACGAGGGCGGTATAGTAATTGGCTCGTATTACGAGTATTTAATTGACGAGGTAAAAATTACGTCAGTGGATCGTGAACAGGATAATAATAATTTTGAAATGGTCAATTTTATTTTAAAACCAGACCAAAAAAAATTACTTTTGGAAAAAATCAAAAATCAATTATATAATTTTTACAATGAAATCAATTAACAAAAAAACTTTAAAAGGGGTGCAATCGCACCCTCTTTTTATTAATATGCCATTGAGCGACATGATTCGCTGGTGGACTAAGGGCCGAGGCTCATTTAATACTGAATTATATATACGAATCTGTAAAGCGAAAAACGATGCAAAAAAAGAGTGCGAATTTTGAATTTAACTACGTTACTGGAATAGTTAAAAAGAACGGAAGAAAATACGGAGTAATCAAAGAGGTTAACGAGGACACGATAAACGTTTTAGTTACTCAAAAAGGCTCGAAGGCTTTTGGTGAAATTATGTCGTTTATTGTGGTCGTTCCAGAAGAAAACGAAACCGATGGTAAAAATAACGATTGACATTTACTGCGAAATACATAAAATGCGTGAAATTAAGAGCGTTTTATGTAAAATTGGTGCAAAGATACCACAGGACGGCGAACGTTTCTCAGGCGAGATAAAAAAGGTAAATTACAACGTTTTACTGGAATCGTTATTAACTGAGGCCGATCGTGTAGAAATGCACAACGGAAAAAATACTAAAATTTATAAATCAAAAATTGGATAAATGGCAACAGATAAGAAATCGTTTATTTTATACGCGGATTTAATCCACGTTATAGAAAAACTAACAAACGAACAGGCTGGAATTTTGTTTAAACACGTACTGCGATATGTTAACGACCAGAATCCAGTCGCTCCGGATCAATTTACGGAGGTAATTTTCGAGCCGATACGGCAAAACTTAAAAAGGGATTTAGTAAAATACGAAAACATACGAGAGAAAAATCAAAGTAACGCAAAAAAACGTTGGGATGCAGTCGCATTCGATCGTATTCCATCGGATGCCTACGATGCCGTTAATGTTAATGTTAATGATAATGATAATATAATTAGTAATAAGATAGACGACCGTAAACGGTCTTTTTATAATTCTTTGAGGGATTACGTTAAGGAATATTCGAAGGGTATGTTGCGGGAGTTTTACGAATACTGGACGGAACACGGTCCGAAGGATAGAAAAATGCGATTTGAAAAAGAAAAATCGTTCGATGTATCCAGACGATTAAAAACGTGGTCCGCTAATCAAAAGAAATTTAACAAGGTC